GTTTGATACTGCTGTGCGTGGCATTATTATAATGCTTGTTGTTGTATTCGATCCTCTTGCCATAATGTTACTCGTTGTTTCTGTTGGTATGTTTAAAAGAGATCGTGAAACAATGAATCCATTGGTCGACGAAGAACAAATTATGAGAATGGATGTAGCAGACGAAGACCCCATCGACTGGGATCACGCACCGAAAGGTGAGAATCAGGAAGAGCAGAAACACCAAGGTTTAACCACTGTACTAAAACGAAGGCCTATTTAATATGAAATATTTGATCACCCTTATAGTCAGCGTGTCAGCCATGTTTGCACTGGCAAATGAAAAAGAACAACCCTTTATTCAATTTCCAACGATACCACAAGACGAATATTGTCTTGCAATGAATATCTACCACGAAGCAAGAAGCGAGAATCTGGCTGGAATGTACGCTGTGTCAGACGTTGTGTTGAATCGTGTAGAAAGTTCTCGGTATCCCGATACAGTCTGTGACGTTGTACATCAAGCCGTATTGAGCAAATGGCATCTTGAAGAACGAGGCAAAGAGGTTCCTGTTCGCAATAAATGTCAATTCAGTTGGTTTTGTGATGGCAAGACAGACACGCCCACTGATATGGATTCTTGGTACCAGTCTCGTCTGATTGCCAATCAAATGTTAGATCAGGAATTGTTTAGAGGTATTACTGAGGGGGCTACACATTATCATGCTACCTATGTAAAGCCATCTTGGAGAAAATCATTTCATTCTACTGGGCGAATTGGATCGCATATTTTCTATAGAGCAGATTGAATAAATATTACCATAATATTATGGAGAAGTGTTATGGTGATAGCTGGAGTGGACTATAGTTTAACGAGTCCTGCAATTTGTGTACATACCGGAGCTGAATGGAAATATGAAAACTGTAGATTCCATTTCTTCAGAAAGAAGAAACAGCTCGACGGACAAGAATTCATTGGATATGACTACCCCGAGTGGGACTGTGATCAAAAACGATACGAAAACCTCTCAGCCTGGTCCCTTGACATCATGTTCTACGGAGACGTTACGCATGCTTATATTGAGGGATACGCATTTGGCGCTGTTGGGCGTGTATTTAATATAGCTGAGAATGGTGGTTACCTAAAACAGCGACTGTGGCTATGTGGTATTCCGTTTGAGATTCCTGCTCCAACTGTAATTAAGAAATTTGCCACTGGTAAAGGTAACGCCAGTAAAGAAATGATGTATGATGCATTTATTGCTGAAACAGGGGTTGACATTCGAGCTAGACTTGATATAATGTCCCCTAAGAATTGGAATCCCATCAGTGATATCATTGATGCCTATTACATAGCAAAATTTGGATTTTTTGAGGAACAAAAACATAATGATACTGATCTTTAATGGACCACCCGGCACAGGCAAAGATGAGGCTGCAGCCTTCTACTGCAATCGATTTAACTTTGAACACCTAAGCTTCAAAAAGCAATTGTTTAAAGAGACGATCAAATATTTTGGTGTGAAAGAATCTTGGTTTATGGACGGCTACAATGATCGTTCTAAAAAAGAAACGCGAGAGGCAGCTCTTAAGAACCACTCTCGTCGCACTGCAATGATTTATACCTCAGAAGACATTATTAAACCAAATAAAGGCAACGACTACTTTGGTCGACAAGTTGCCGAAGAAATAGACTTGAATAAAAACTACGTAATCAGTGATGGTGGATTCGTTGAAGAATTACAGCCAATCATTGATAAGGTAGGTGCAGAGAATGTGGCGATCGTACAATTGACTCGTCAAGGCTGTGATTTTAGAGGCGATTCTCGTAGATATTTTGATGGTAAGTTTGCTGGTGAGTCTAGTGAAATTATCATCAATCATGAAACCGAAATCGAAAATGATTTCGTGTTAGATATGCCTGCTAAGCTTTTGACATATCGTATACATAATAATGGTACGATACACGATTTCTTTCAATCGTTAATCAGTATTGAATACCGGTTGAGATGCATCGAGAGGCTGACCCAGGTCCAATTTGATCATCCTATACGTGGAGAAAAAATAGCATTATGACTTATGATAAATTGAAAACAGCCCTGTCGGAAAATGTATGTATTGTCGATTTCACTAAAGTAAATGGTGAGAATCGATTGATGAAGTGTACCCTAGTCGCAGATCAAATACCCGAAACCCCAGTAGTGTCAGATGGTGAATTCTCACCTAAGCCGGTCAATGAAGCCGTCGTGGCAGCATGGGATTTAGAGGCTAATGGTTGGCGTTCTTTTCGGGTCGAAAATGTAAATTCGATTACAATTGTGGAGTAAAATATGAGCGTGGTTTATAAAGGTGAGGTGATCAATACCGAGCTTTCTAAAAATTCAAATGGTGGTACCGAAATGATGAGGCAACGCCTTGTCAATAATGCCAACCCCGATCTGTTGGGTAAGGTCGCTGTTCACCTTTCACGAACCCGCGAGATGTACGATGATGTTCCTAATATCTTGTGGTGCCATGATCTTGCAGAAGATCCAGAAAACAGAGTACTGGTAGATGGTGGTTGGCAGAAATTTGACCGACTCATCTTCGTATCAGCATGGCAACGAGACCAATATATCTTACGCTATGGCATTCCTTATTCTCGCTGTGTGGTGATTCACAATGCGGTAGAGAAAGAGTATTCGCCAAAAGAGAAGGATCAGGAAACTATAAGATTCATTTATCACACGACTCCCCACCGAGGACTTGAGCTTCTTGTGCCTGTATTTGAAGCACTCGCCAAAGAGTTCAGTAATATACATTTGGATGTGTATTCATCATTTGGTATTTACGGCTGGGAATCTCGTGATGAGCCTTATAAAGACTTGTTTGAGAAGATTGAGTCACATCCACAGATGACCTATCACGGTTCGGTGGACAACGCTACAGTTCTCGAGGCACTTGATAAGGCTCATGTTTTCTTGTATCCCAATATCTGGAAGGAAACGTCGTGCATCGCTCTCATTGAGGCTATCAAGAGCCAGGTAGTTTGCATTCACCCAAATTTTGGTGCATTGCCTGAGACCTGTGCAAACGCTACGATTACATATGACTTCAAAGAAAACAACAACGAACATGCTAATTACGCTTTTTCAGTGGCAAAGCAATTGGTTCAAGTAATGAATGCCGATGATCAATACTTTACTAAGTTTACCTATTCAGATAGGTTCAATCTTGCTCGTAACAGTATCGGCTCATTTAAGACTATTTGGGATGCAACACTGGCAAACGTAATCGCTGGATACGAAAAAAATGGCTAATGAAAGCAATATAATTGAGTTTCCGAAAATCAAAATCGATGCTCCACCCCAGTCAATGGAAGAGGTACAAGAGCACCTTCGCCAGTATAAAGAGAGTTATGCATCTGAGGTTGCAGACATTCTTTGGCAGAATGTGATCAATGAACTCGGCCGGGCTGGGTGTGATTTTGAAAAAGACATGGACTCCTTCTACCCGTCGATGGTTTTAATCTTAGAGTCAATTAGATCTTTGCATCTACAGACTAGTGGTATCGAACACCCATTGCAGACTTTTGCGATAGAACATATCACTATTGAAGAAATAAACGAAAAAATGGTTGACATTGATGACGAAATAGATTAAAATGGTGGTTCAGATTAAATAATGGTAATTAATTATGGCAATTCTTGTAGACTACAACCAAGTGATGCTTGCGTCTTTATTCGCTAGTATCGGTAATCACACTAATGTCGACCTAGACGAAAATCTAATTCGGCATATGTTTCTCAACTCTCTGCGAATGAATCGAAAAAAGTTCACGGCAGAGTATGGCGAGATCATCATATGTGCTGACAACAAAAATGTCTGGCGTAGAGATTATTATCCCTACTATAAGGCAAATCGTAAAAAGAATCGGGACACTTCCGATCTCGACTGGAATGCTCTGTTTGAGTGTTTGCACAAAATCAAAGACGAACTCCGAGAGTTCTTTCCCTATAAGGTGATTGACATTGAACGATGTGAGGCTGATGATATCATCGGCACAATCATTCACAAGGAAGGCACCGTACTGAATACTGGTTCTGAAAAATATCTGGTATTATCGGGTGATAAGGACTACATTCAATTGCAAGGCTATGGCAATGTTGATCAATATGATCCGGTTCGAAAACGATGGATAAGAAATGATAATCCTGATAAATACCTTAGTGAACACTTACTTAAGGGTGATGCCGGCGATGGTGTTCCAAATGTATTAAGTGCAGATAATTGTTTGGCTGTTGGTGAGAGACAAAGACCAATGACCAAAAAGAAGTTGCATGAATTTTCGAGTTGTGAGAATATGCCCGAAGAGGTGCTGAGAAACTACGAACGTAATCGTATGATGATCGATCTCAGTCAGATTCCACAAGAATATAAGGACCAGATTCTTGATGCATATGCCGAAGAAAAAGAAGTTGGTCGAGAGCATTTATTCAATTACTTTATGAAAAAGAAATTGAAAAATCTACTTACTGATATACAGGATTTTTAAAATGGCTATAAGATTATCAATTTCAGAGATACTTGGCAAGGTCTCTGAACTGAAAAAGAAAGACGAAAAGATAGAGTGGTTACGCAGCCACGACACGGGTCCCTTGCGATCCATTCTTCGTCTGACTTACGATAAAGAAAATGTGACGTTCCTTTTACCAGGTACAGCACCACCTTGGAAAAAGAATTCACATGTGGGTACTGAGGGTATGCTCTATAAAGAGACCCGACGACTCAGAATTTTTGTGAAAGGTGGTGGTTATGATAACCTGAATCAGGTCAAGCGTGAATCTTTGTTTATTAGTCTTCTGGAAGATGTTGATAACGATGATGCAGACCTTTTGGCTAATCATGTGATTTCACAAAAACCCATTAAGGGATTAACGGAAAAGACTCTAGTAGAGGCCTTTCCTGATATTTACAGGAGCAAGATAGGATAACACCATGGCTAAGCGGTTTAAGAATTATCGTAAAGATCCTTACGATGACGATTGGGGTTCAAAGAATGAGGACCGAGTCAGAGAAAAGCGTAAGAATCAGTCAAAGAAAAAAGACCAACGCCGACGTAGAGACGATAAAGTCGGTTTTAAAGAATTTAATGACAAATAAGTGTTGACAAAACACTTTGCCCGTGTTATAATTATCGGGTTGAATTGATTTGTGAGAAAAATATGACCAGTCTAGCCGATAAGGTTATCCTAGTTGATTGTGATGGTGTTCTACTTGATTGGGAATATGCATTCGATCAGTGGATGAAGCGTCACCATTACGAAAAGAAACAAGAGGGTGTGTACGACATGGCTGTGGCATATGCCATAGACAAATTTGAAATGAAACGACTCATTCGAATGTTCAACGAGAGTGCTACGGTTCGTAGACTCCCACCCCTACGAGATGCTATCAAATACGTCAAGAAACTACACTCTGATAAAGGTTTCGTCTTTCATGCGATAACCAGTCAGACTAACGACGAATATGCACAACATCTCAGAATCAAAAACCTATGCGAATTGTTTGGGCCATCTGTCTTTGAACGGTATGTAATTCTTGATTGCGGTGCTGACAAGGACGAGGCTTTGGCCGAATATAAAGATTCTGGGTGCATATGGGTTGAAGATAAGATTACAAATGCTGAGGTTGGTTCTGCCCTAGGTTTGCGATCTATAATAATGAAACATGAACAAAACAAGAACTATGAGAACGAAGACATCCCTCTGGTAGAAAATTGGGCTGACTTGTACCACAACTTTGTATAAATAAAATCATACGTGGAGAAACAATGCCTACCTATTCTTTTAGAGATAAAGAAACCCAAGAAACTTTTGATAAGCTGATGTCTTATTCTGACAAGTTAGTCTTCCTAGAAGAAAATCCCCACCTCGAACCTATTATTACTTCCGCGCCGGGAATCGGTGACCCGGTCCGTCTGGGGCTCAAAAAGCCTTCAGATAGTTTTCGTGATGTGTTAAAAAACATAAAGAGCCACCACCCTGGCTCTCGTCATACTAAAAACACAATCAATGACTTCTAAGAGAAGTTTTCGAAGGAGGTTCCATGGCCAAAGCAAGTCGGCGTATGTCCCGCAAAGAAAAACGAAAGCAGGACAGAAATGTAAATGAGCTCGTGAACAGTAAGTTCGCAATGCGAAGAATAGAACCAATTACTGATACACAGGAGGATATGTTTGATAGTTATCGTAACGATAGAAATATAGCAGCAATTGGGACTGCTGGAACAGGGAAGACAATGTGCGCAATGTACCTAGGGCTTACCGATGTTCTCACCCAACCTGAATATGAAAGACTTATCGTAATACGATCTGCAGTACAAACACGAGAACAGGGTTTCATGCCCGGTTCCAAGGCTCAAAAAGAAGCCGTATTCACGGTACCCTATGCCGATATTACCAATGACCTATTTCAAAGAGGAGATGCTTGGGAAATACTCAAAACAAAGCACCAGGTAGAATTTATGACATCGTCGTTCGTAAGAGGACTGACATTTGACAATTCTATCATTATCGTAGACGAATGCCAATCGATGACATATCACGAACTCGATAGTATTATCACCCGTGTTGGTGAGTCGTCTAAGATCATTTTCTGCGGTGATACATTCCAAGATGACTTGGCAGGAACAAGACACAAACACGATGTAACAGGATTGCCTGATTTTCTTAAGGTTCTAATAAAATTGATTCGTTCGATATTATTAATTTCTGCACGGATGATATCGTCCGATCAGGCTTGGTTAAAGAATATATACTAGCAAAGGAGAGTTGTAGTAGCTACCTAAGGGCAGCATAGGCGCAATGAAAAATGGCGAACACAGTTATAGATTATGAACTTACTTACAGCAACGATAAGTACATTGAGAGAGATACGTTCCCACACGAACCTCACAATGAATTTCCTGCTGTGTACGGCAATGAGCCATTTGAATATGAGCTAACCTTTGAAGGTAAACTGTTACTAGCCAACACCGGTGGTGATCCAGTCGAACCATTCACATTTGATGTGCAGACTGGAGAACCACTGGACCCCTCTCAAACAATCAGAATCGATGTAAGCCCAAACGCCGGTGGTGGTTATGCGACATCGACACACGATCTTGTAGCGTATTGGGATGATTTCAATAATACTGATTTTGTCAATGGAGTCGCCAATACCTTCTCGGGCGTTGCCGGTCTTTATGGCACAATTACAGTCTACAATCACAAGATACGCTGGGAAAATGTTGAGTGGGCAAATTGGACTCAGCCATTTGACTTAGGCTTCTTCGTTAGTCCATCAACAAATTTTTGGAATACCTGGAATGGTGGTGCTCAGCCAGAACAAATTGTAGTTTATGGTGCGTATGGTGTAGCCAATAATGAAATTAATGCATCATATCCCACGACTGTAGCGAATACAGTACCTTATTTTATACCACCCCAAGCCAATACTGCTAATTATGCTACTGGTAATCCGTACAACATACCAACTGGAGCAATTTCACGAGTAGAGGTACTGAATCCCTACCCAATCCAATACGACTCCGTTGCCAATACTGGGGTTGAATTCTTAAAAAATGATCATCCAGCTGCACTGAGAGAAGAAGTCACAGATGACAAATTTGTGAATCCAGCAACTGGGATCACCTACAATCAATATTTTAATGCAGCACCGAAAAGTGATTGGATCGCTCAACCAAATACACCAACATTTACCTTCGTCCAGTCCGATGGCCCACGAAGAGATCCAGATACAAATGCTCTTGTGACCGGTAAGGATTTTGGTGGGTCTGCATATATCTTCCGAGTCTTATCACCCAATGGAGCAGTGCATGATGATGGCCTAAACTATGAGTGGTATGGCTCAAGGATTGACATTACAGATGGTGGTAAAAATTATGCCATCGGTGATACCTTTGAACTGATAATGGATAACCCAGATCTCAGTCTTGGTACGGATATACCATTAAGATGGGTCGTACGAGATATTGATGCACCCAGTGCTAATGCGGATGTGAATTCTATTACCGTGGTGAGCTCTCCAAATACGTATGTAGATGTGACTGTCACACCACCAAATATTGTCCGCTTTGTTAAGAACGACACGAAAATCTGGCCCGAAGAAAAGTACATATTTCAGACATATGCGAATTCGGTATTTGAGAATTCTGCACTTACAACTGCCAACGTCACTTTTGAAGAGGCGAATTCATTCTATAGCAACACGGCCAATGCCGATACTATTATATTAAAAGAATGGGTTGCTCCCGATGATGAGAGAAACAATAGAACCTCGGTAGAAGAATACAATTATGTTTTCGAAATGAATACTGGTGATGGTGTCGATGTTCCTATTGAAACTCAACAGGTTACATTTAAACAGCGTCACTATTGGTCGACAGATCCTGGCCGAGGTATTTTTGATAATATCATCGATGAAACGCCAGTGGCAAATGGTGCATTCGAAGATCTATTCGCGAATACGATAAGCCAGGTTCAGCAAGACTATTATCAGTTTGCTAATACATATAATGAGACAATACAAAACGCTGAAGACCTTTTTGGAGACAACGAATGACCCCAGCAGCAAGAATAGGTGACCAGGTCGCGACCGGAAATCCAGCCACACACGGCTGTTCTTTGGTCTCCACCATAGCTACTAACGGAATGCCTCAGGTAATGATCGCTGGTTCACCCGCAGCAATTATGGGATCTGTCACTGCACCACACGGAATTAAGGTGGGCGAAGCTTGTGTGCCCCATGTCGGTACCGTAAACGCTGGATCTGCAAAAGTCTTTATTGCTGGATTTCCGGCTGCAAGGGTAGGTGATCTTGTGGAGGTAGACGGTGCAATTATCACGGGTGCTGCAGGGGTATTAATAGGATGACACCACAACAAATTTCAGATTATAAAATGAGATGGATGCGAGACTCTGCTGTTTTTGTTCAAATACACTCTGATTGGAGTGAAGAGGCAAAGGCATGGTGTTTGGATAACCTGAATAAATGGGAATGGAAGCTCAAGGAATGGACTGATGTCTATGAGCATACATTTTACTTTGAGAACAAACTTTTCGCAAAAGAGTTTGCTAAATTTTTAGATAATTAAATACTTTGGAGAACATTGATTATGAACGTAATTACACTTAAACTAAATTCAGGTGAAGAGGTCATTGGCCGAGTCATAGGTGAAGAATCAAATGGCGATATTACAATGTGTAAGCCAGTATGTCTGACACCAGGTCAGGAAGGCTTTGGAATGATCCCGTGGATGATGTCTGCTCAAGACGGCGAGATGGTATTCAACCGAAACTCTATTATTGCACAGGGTGAGACAATCGAAGAGATTGCCAAAAAATACCTTGAAGTCACTTCCGGCATTCAGCTCTCGATTTGACAAACAATATCAGTTGTGATATAATTAACGACTATTTGAAAGGAATATATCATGTTTGATCACGTAGAGCACGGCGTTGAGTTACCCACACTTACACGTAAAACCACCGAAGAGGGTCGTAGATACTTTACACCCGACGGTTCAGCCTATCCATCCATCACCACGGTACTCAGTATTCTGAGCAAACAAGCCATCATAGAATGGCGTAAGCGTGTTGGTGAAGAAGAGGCAAATCGTATCTCTAGGCAAGCCTCTGGTCGAGGTACTGCCGTCCACAAGATCTGCGAAGATTATATCGACAATGTTGAAAATTGGAAGGGCAAACACCAACCTTCCAATCTTTTCATGTTCAATACGCTAAAACCTGTGTTAGATAAAAAAATAAATAACATATGGTTTCAGGAAGTGTATCTATATAGTGATAAGCTGAAGACTGCCGGCCAGGTCGATTGTATTGCAGAGTTCGAAGGTGAACTCTCGGTAATCGATTTCAAGACATCGAGACGTGTGAAGAGCGAAGATAACATTCAAAACTACTTTATGCAAATCTCATTCTATGCCGCAGCCTTCTATGAAATGACCGGGATCCCGATCAAACAAGGTGTCATTCTTATCGCTGTAGATGACTCTGAGCCTCAGGTGTTTAAATTTAATACTTACGATTACCTAGAACATTTGGTACAAGTGAGAAAAAAATATAGGGCTCTTCATGAAAAAACCCAGGTACATAATAATTGATCAAAACAGAGGCGTATTTCTAGGCACGTACACGGATGAAGACGTCGCCGAAGATCCAAGTGCGGAGACCTCCGACAAGAGATATGCCCTATTTGCAAGTAATAATCCATTCTGCATCACCAAGGCTTGCTCATTCAATTCTGAAAATATGGCTCAGGCCTATATCAAAGATGTATTCGCTCCAAAACGTTGGGAAGAGCTTGATGCGATGCCCATTGAATCCGATGAAGAATACCCAGACGTTGTTGAAATCATCAAATCTGGGTATGGCGACCACATATACGATATGCTAGATGGTCTTTTTGACGATATGGAAAACGCTACAATCCACTAAGCTCGCGCCTTATACTGAAAAGTTATAAGGCTTCCAGCTCTTATTCCAAAATAATCTAAAAAAAATTGAAAAAAACGTTGACAGCACCTGTAGTTGGTGGTATAATGGTCACATAAATTAATGAAATGAGACTGAAAAACATGAACGATTTTATGAAATTTGAAAACACTGCCCAGGTTGGTGATACAATCAAGGCTTTAGACTTCCAGCCTATGGAAGGTCGCGATGACCATTTTATCGTTGGTCGTGTCATTAAGAAAGGTGACGTGGTTCACCCAGAGTTTGGTGTTACGATGTTCAAAGGTTTTCATATTGAAATTACTGGTGCTGATCGTGAGGAAGATTCTCGGATTGGTGACATTGGTTTCGTCCCCTTTGAAATGGATTTTGATTTTGATAACCGTGTACAGGTGGTAGCGTAATGACTTTGAAAGAATACTTTTCGTACCTCGATGCTCTGAGGGATGGTGGTACCATCAACATGTTTGGTGCTCCACGACATCTGCAAGACGCCTTTGGTCTTTCTAAGGAAGAGGCCCGAGAAATCTTTTTTGCTTGGACTCAGAACTTTCGTGGAGAATAACGAAAAAAGTTGAAATTATTTTAAAAAAAGTGTTGACAAAGATGCTTTTACTTGATATAATGGTCACATAAATTAATTGAGAAGGAAATTTTGATATGGCGTTTGTTTCACAACAAGATAAGAAAACTCTGGCTCCCGGCATCAAAGCTGTGTTGAAGAAGTACAAGATGAAGGGTACTATTTCTGTCAAGAATCATTCAACTCTTTGCGTGTCTCTTAAGTCTGGTCAGCTTGATCTACTTGGAGCTGCTCAAAAATCAAATGATCGGATCGCAGAGTGTGAAGGTCGACCTTCTTACCAGATTGGTGATTACCTTCAGGTTAACACATACTGGTGTGAAGAAAACTCTCGCATCATTGGTGAGGAAGAAATTGCCGACTTCTACGCTGAATTGAAATCAGCTATGGAAGGACCCAACTTCTTCAACGAAGATGACTCGATGACTGACTACTTTCACCGGTCGCACTATATCGACATCGATGCTGGTCGTTTTCAGAAGCCCTACGTGTACGAGGCTGCATAATGGAACTTGAAGGACTCTATAACGAATTAATTTGCCTCTGTGAGGTACGTGGAGAGTTATCAGAAGATGGTAACGCCCAACTGGAGAGTCGAATCGCTGAGATTCGTCGTAAAATTCAAAAACTCGAAAAAGCTAACTCTTAAAGGAAATATATTATGGCTCATAATCTTGAAATTGTAAATGGCGAAGCTCAAATGGCATATCGTTTGACTTCTGGTGTACCCTGGCACGGTATGGGTGTCCCTGTGAATGATAACATGACTCCACGTGAAATGCAGGTTGCTGCTGGACTCGACTGGGAGGTCGAAAAGGTTGATACTTTCATTCGCTATCGTGGCGATAACCAAAAAACTGGGCAACAAGCTCTGGTTCGTAATACCGATGGTAAGATTCTTACCATGGTCGGTGAGGGTTGGAATCCTTGCCAGAACTCAGAGGCCTTTGAATTCTTTACCGAGTTTGTCTCTAATGGCGACATGGTAATGGATACAGCTGGATCTCTACAAGATGGTCGTCTTGTCTGGGCTGCGGCTGATGTGAACGATGGGTTCTCATTGTTCGGTGGTGACGAGGTGAAGGGTTACCTTCTATTCTCAAATCCGCACCAATATGGTAAGAGTATTGACGTTAAATTCGTAATGACTCGTGTGGTGTGTAATAATACTCTTACCATGGCTTTAACTGAGAAGGGCATGCCTGCAGTCCGACTCTCCCACCGTACCGAGTTCGACGCTGAGAAGGTCAAGACGCTCCTCGGTATTTCACACACTCGTGTGGAACAATTCAAACAGGCAGCTGAACTGTTAGGTTCAAAGCGTTACACTAATGACTCTTTTCAAACGTTCCTCGCAAGAGTGTTCGGTGAGTCTACAAAGCGTGACAAGGTACTCAGTCGTACTGCTGAACGTGCTCTTGAAATTGTTGACACTCAACCAGGTGCTGAATTCCGACCTGGTAGCTGGTGGAATGCATACAATGCAGTCACCTACTTGACTGACCACGAACTGGGTCGGTCGGCTGATGCTCGAACTGCATCGGCTTGGTTCGGAGCCAACGCAAAGCGTAAATTGACTGCTTTGGAAACGGCTGTGGAAATGGCGGAGACTGCGTAAGCAGTCTTTCTTTGATTAAGGAGAAATTATGGAAATGTTAAAAAATATGGCAGTCGGTCTTGCCACAATGGGATTAATTGTCGGTGGTACTCAACTGTTCCTTATGGTTGGTACTGCAATCGGTGGTGACAGGGAGACTGCAGCGACTGCACTCATTGCAATCTCTGTACTATTCATGTCTTACTACTTCGGTGGTCTCACTCGATCAGTTTTCTTTAACAAGAAAAGTTAAAGCCCACCCAGGCATTCTACTCTTTATGGGGGCTCCGGCCCCCTTTTTAGCGATAGCTTGTGTGAAATGTGTCGAAAAATTGACACCTTTGTCGCATATACCATCACTTAGCGAGATTTCAGCGATGATGAAGCCAGCTGGTTATAAATAAAAATTTGGTAAACATTGAAAAGGTAAGCATATAATATGAAATTATCTAAAGTGATATTCGTTATTTTAAGTCTTGGTTTTGGTTCAAGTGCATATGCACAAGATGCCGATCCAACAACCCCAGACCCAATTGACGATGTTATTAGATCCGAGGCGACAACGACTAGTACAGTGACCACGAATGGGAATACTACCACTACTCTTAAGTCACCTCCAGCGAGTGCAATATCCCCGACGATTAATACGTCGAACTCGGATCTGTGTACATTTGGTGTTGCCGGAGCAATTCAAACTCAGATATTAGGTATCTCTACGGGGACCCAGATAACTGATGATAATTGCGAAAGGCTGAAGAATTCAAAAACTCTTTATGATATGGGCATGAAGGTTGCAGCAGTATCCTTAATGTGCCAAGATAAACGGGTTTTCGACGCAATGATGAATGCAGGAACTCCCTGTCCATATGATGGTTTAATCGGTCAAGAGGCGAAAGCAGCTTGGAAGGTAAATGCAGAAGATACCCCACCTGTTGAAGGTGAGAAGGGTAAAAAAGAGGAAATGGACATTGAAAAGAAGACACTTATTGCCGGCAGTGGTGTTGCTGGTCTGCTTCTCCTGCTTATCCTTCTCTAAGCAGTCTAGGGCTCAATCTGCCACAAGCACAGTTTACGGAATCACACCAAACGCAGTGAATCCTGCAATGGAGTGGGTAATGACAAATGTCTTGCCACAACAGGCAGGACTCACAGTCGGCAATGTAATTTACCAGTATGATACTGTAAAACAAACAGAAGATGAGATGCTTGTGCATGTGCAGAATGAAGACGCACAGGGCGAGGGTTATATTTTCAGAGAAACCGACAATTGGTCTGGTCTTCCTAGTAATAGAATAAGAAAGGTCGTGCCAGTAGGTGCGATACCAATTGATCGATGGGGTGACGGTTCAATTCAAGTCGAGGGCAAGGGTCTTGTAGAAGACGCATCAGTAGTCTACACATTTCAATACGACCCATGTTTTGATCCGCAAACAAACCCAGAGTGCCCAGGTTATAAACCTCCCTATGTTGAGATAGTAGAACCTGAACCTTACGACGCGCTGAATGAGCAATATGTTCAAGACGAATTAGATCGTAAGGCAGTAATGAAGGACGAAGACCAAGAGGATTCAGACCGAAGAAAGGTAGAATCAAAAAAAGAAATTAAAGAGAATTTAGAGAAATTGCTGGGAACTACTAATACAACAGAATTGGCATCAGCATCTAATCTGTTGCATACGACTCTGGCAAGTCTCAGTTATATGCCAACCACATACTACGAGACCATACCAGGTGGTGAGTATGTAGAAACTGTACAACTAAAAGATTCAGATTTGCCGGATAATCCGGTCGGTCGAAGACAAAGCTTTGCGCAAGACCTACTTCATGATAACATGGTTGACTTACAATATGATAAGACAACGAGTAAAAAATAAAAAGGAGAACACATGTTCAAAAAACTCGGAATAGCATTGGCAGTCGCCGGACTGTCAGCCTCTGTTTTGGCAGAAGATGTACAAATCACGGGCACAGTAGAATCAAAATGTTTGGTAGTAACTGATACTATAGGTATCTATGGTAACCCTACTCCAAACCTGCTGACAACAGATGGTGCGAGTGGTGGTGTTATACCAATCATTCGCTATGACGTAATCATTGCCGATTACTACAAGGCACGAATTTCCCATCCTAATGGATTCTCGGAAGCTCCATCTTTAAATGATGTCGTAACTTGGACTGGTGGTACAACAGTGGCAGAAGTAACTGACGCTGGAATGTCCGCTTACGATACTGATAAGATTGAGTTTGACAACATCACAGAAGTTGATTTGTCAATTGCTGGATCAACTTGGTTTCAGGTAGAATCTGAAGCTGATTATGGTTATGACAAGGCATTTCCTGCCGGGATATACCGCACAGTCGTTACTGCGGAGTGTATCGCAATTTGATATAAATAAAATATGAGACACATTGTTGTAATTATTACTCTGTTGGTCTTATCGACTTGTGGGCATGCAAATGCCCATGAGTTTACTCCAACATATCCAAAACTGAAACCTTCATTTATGCCGGGCATCTTGACGACAGAAATGAAATTATTCAATGCTAGAAAAGATGTTGAATATTTTGGCTTAAGTGTTTTTGATGGAGAATGGAATTCTGTTCCATTTGCCACTGAAACGAATATCATTAAGCTAAAGTATCTGGATAGGAAAAAGGTGAACATTTATATTCGTGAAAAGGATCGCAATAAAGCGGTTTATATTTGTTCTGAATCAAAGTTGTTAGGTCGAGGTAACGGCCTCACAATGGTGAAATCTAAAATATGTTCTAAAATAAAATGACACGTACAAAATTTATATTATTAGTTACAGTATATTTCGTTATAGGTTTTTGGGCAGGGGCTGCCTATGGTCAATCGAGCTCAATCAATATGGCCATACCTCAGACCTCACCCAACTTCCAAACTGATCGCATTAGAGCTGGTGACTTGGAATGCTCGATGGCAATTGGTTCCTCTACTAATGTAGAGTTTGGTGTTGTGGGAATTATGAATCAGGATGATCCTATGTACAATTTGGCTTCACAGGATCCTAATTTTCGTTATAACAACAATGACTTTATTCGTGATGTGGGTGTATACGGTAGGATTACGATTCCACTAGGCGCGCCCAAGGAACGGCTCAATTGTAATAAGCTATATCAATTGGAATTAGAAAAAAAGAGATTGGAGGTAATGCGACTTCAGCAAGAAATACAAAATTTGAGAGCGCTGAAGTTCGAAGACATAACACCGGTGGAGACCAAACCGGTCAACTGATAAGGAAATAAATCATGGTTGAGATTGCAGCCGCGTTAAGCATGGCTGGGTCTGCATACAACATGATAAAGAATGGGATTGAGAAAGGGCAGGAAGTACAAGACCTGTACCAAGGATTTACAAGATTTTTTGACGCGAAGGAAGAACTTGCAGAAGCAGCAATTGCGAATAGCAAACCGTCAATGGCTAAAAAGCTATTTTCGGGTAGTAGTGTCGAAGCTGAGGCCTTACAGGTAACAGCAGCAAGGCATAAGATAGCGCAAATAGAAAAAGAATTGCGTGACTTTTTGATCTACTCAGGTCAAATGGATTTCTATGAGGATATGATGCGTGAACGTAGACAGATACGTCAGCGTCGCCTCGTCGCAGCACAAAAGAAAGCAGAGAATATAAAATTCTGGACTGATGTTGGTTTAGCCACACTAATAATTGCAATGCTTGCAGTAATAGTTGGAGCAATAACCATAATGGTAGTCAGCATATGACTATGAGCATCGAATACAACGGTCTTAATGAAAAGGTTTTCACCGTATACAATGAAAGGGATCAAATTATTATAAGAACAACCAGCCTTAAGGCTGCAAAAGAGGCAATAAGATGTCGAAAGATTTAGGTGAATTGACTGAAAACTTCGAAGGCGAAGTCGAAAATCTAAAAAATACCAAGATGAAATTGTTTGGTATTACCATGACCCCAATGGCAATCAGTGGGGCATTTGCAATTTTAACTTCAGTTTTGGCATCGCTCTATGGTGGCTTTGAAACATACAAGGCATTTCAAGAAATGAGCGAGAAATTGGAGGTAATGGATATCGAAGCGGTAGAGGCTCGAAATCTTGCTATCGAAACAAAACTTGCAGACGCAATTGACTATACACGCGATATTAAAAACAGTCTACGAGATGATATCATAAGAACTGAAAGAGTAGCTGAATCCGCAAGCAATAGAGTCAAGACTGTACAAGATACCATTGATGCTAGATT